CTACGTGACTATGGAACTGCTACTTGGATAGGAGGAGACCCAAATTGCAATCATAGGAGAGACACAAAGGTCAAACCTGAGAATTGTAACACAGGTCATAAGAACCATGATGAGATGGCAGGAGTGGGAGATGCGATTTACAAAACTGTTTGCCCTAAGTGTGGTGCTATTAGACAAGATAGTCAAATTGGATTAGAGCAGACACCAGAGGATTATGTGAAAGAAATGGTCAAGGTGTTCTCATTAGTCCGTGATTGTCTTACGGATGATGGTACACTATGGTTGAACATAGGAGATTCATACTATAATTATCGTAGTGATGGTAACTATCCTAAACAGACAGTATCTAAAACTAGGCAAGATTTACCACAGAGCACACCAGTGAGAGGTAATAAACTAGAAGGATTGAAACAAAAAGACTTGATAGGTATACCTTGGATGTTAGCATTCGCATTACGTGCGGATGGTTGGTATCTAAGACAAGATATCATATGGCATAAACCTAATCCTATGCCTGAGAGTGTCAAGGATAGATGTACTAAAGCACATGAGTACATATTTCTATTGAGCAAGAGTAAAAATTATTATTATGACAATGAAGCAATTAAAGAACCCGCAAAAGATTGGGGAACAAGAGATCGCACAAATGGTAAGTACCACAATCCTGGTAGTGGCTTGGCTCCTCATAGTGGGCTTACCAAGTCTTATTCTACAAAAAACAAACGGTCTGTTTGGTCTGTTACTGTAAAACCATACAAAGGTGCACACTTCGCAACATATCCAGAGGAATTAGTTACACCATGTATTCTTGCAGGTAGTGAGAAGGGAGATATAGTTTTAGACCCATTCATGGGATCGGGTACTACAGCAATGGTTGCTAAGAAGAATAGTAGATCATATCTTGGGTGTGAATTGCGTGAGGAGTATGCCAGTTTACAAACTGCACGTATTTCTTCCATTCCGAACAAATTACCGTTATACTAAGTACATACCAATCAAGGAGCACAATGCCTAAGACACTAACAACAAACGAACTAACAGTATTGGGTAGAGTGGATATATTATGTGGAGCATTAGAAAAAGACTATGAGAATGATAACATAAGATTGCATGAGAGTTCACTTCGTGATGAAATGCATTATTCTCCGTATCATGAGGAAGCACTAGCAGCAATAGAAGACGGAACTGCTAATCTAAACAAGTTTAAATCATATGAAGGTCGTAAGTATCACAAGATAGTGATGCAAGAGTATGATGATATGGGTCAGTACGCAACACATCAGTACAAAGACAGTAGCGTTCACGCATTTATAGATAAGAAAACAGGTGATGTGTTTAAACCAGCAGGTTGGCAAGGTCCCGCAAAGCATGCTAGATTTAACTTGTTGGATGATAATTCATATGAAGAGTGTATACATCAAGCAAGTTGGGCAGGTGGTTATCTCTATATGAGATAATCCCTCCAACACATGTACATCTTACTATTGTAACCACATGAGAAATTTACCTTCACGTACTAAACTGAAGAAGCAAGTTGCTGCTCCCATGATTGTTAGTCATGTAAAACAATTGCTTGCACCCCTTGACTTACAGAACAGTAAGCAGTATACTATAAAGGTAAAGACAAATGCTGAACAATTCTCTGATGAAGAGAAGAAGTTTTGGCGATATCAGTCTTTTTATACCCTAGAGTTCTGTAAGGCACTTGAGGATGCTCTACCATCAGATCTATCCTTTTTGTCTTATAATCATCTTACAAACGATTTAACGGTAGTCAGACGATGAACAACGACAAAATCACAAAGAAACAAGAACAACAACTCATAGAGATGTTGGAGATCATGGAGGATACTGTAGAGTATTTCTGTGATCAAAACACAGTATCAGGAGAAACTGCATGGAACATGGTAGCATCTCTTGCTGAAGTTAAATTAGGACAGTTCAATGACTAACGTACCATTTTATGATTTTCCACAGAGTCCTATTCTATTGATAGGATTTGGAGGAATCTTAACTGCACTCGCAGTATTATATGTTGCTAACCGCAAGTATTTCAATTCACCATTCAATGAGGATAGAAAATGAAACTTGAGGTTATCTTAGATCGTTATCCTTACAGATTTGTACAGTTTGGCGAACTAGAGTCTGGTTATCCAGATCTCAGAATACAAAAAATGAATTACAATACATGGCGATGGAATGACATGTATTACCTAGATAGTTCAGCACAACTTGATTGTTGTATTGAAGATCCAGAATATGTTAAGTGGTTAGACCCTGATCCAGAGGTCGCTGCTTATCCACGTAAATCAGACACAGTAAGGAGTCCTTATGCCACCTAAAGATTTCTATTCACCAGCACCTGATGGTGATACATCAAAATTAAATAGACAGAGATCATCTCTCGTTCATTGGATTGTAGGTAGATTTCATACTCTACTTGCAGATGGAAGAGAACAAGATAGTATGGCATTCATGGATGAGTGGTTTGAATGGGTTGATACAAGGACCTATATAAACGAGTCCACTGTATTCTTTGATGGAGACGAGTTAAATGAACTCTATGAACAAAGCAAAAGTTGAGGACGAGTTGAAGAGACTCACTGCGGAGTATATTAAAGCTACTCACAGTGAGGATAAACAACTTGCTAAGAACATTATGCAAAGTATGGAGGAACTTAAGAAACTTGCCTAGAACACAAAGAAGTTTGGAGAAGAACATATCCAAACTGACAACTCAGGAAGCAAAGCGAGAACCTAGAAGGACTCGCATTGATAAGAAACCAGTCTTTAATAAGACAAAGAACATTGATCTATGGGAACTCTCTAATGGTAATGGAAATTGCCATCGCATGTTCCCTTGGTATCTTGAACCAACTAAGAAGGATGCATTCAACAGATCATGGTACGGACACTATGATGACGTTTGTAAATCCATTAAGACCAAAAAGTTAAGACCAGAGGAGTATACATTATGGCACTATCAAAGAAAGTAGAAGAGTATCTAATAGAAGCACAAGGTAACATTCGTAATGCCTTAGCGTGTGCAGCACGTAGCGAACGAGCGATTACTATTCATTCTCTTGGTAAATTGTTAAATGATGTTGAGGCTTTGACTAAATTTGATAAACTATTAGATAAAATAGATACAGAAATAGAAACTAACTTCTCAGAAGAATGACAAGTCTCGCCATACTCGGAGTCGCTCCCCTCATTTTATACATTGCGTACGTCCTACGTTATTATGACCCACACAATTAATCATGCCAGTATACAGAGATTATGAGATCAGACTCAATCTAAATGAACTCATAGAGCACAGGATACCCACCTGTGATTTGTTGCATCCAGATCACTGCTTAACTGAAGCACAAGTCGCTCAGATCGCACATGATATTAACATGGATTTGGATCTACATCCCATATATCACCAGATAGATGATCACATCATGCGGTATGTCAAGGCAGCAGGCATTGACAACACGGAGCATTGGGTAGAACCAAGACTTGAAGACCTATGAAATGAACAAACAAACTAAACTGGTCTTCGCACTTGAGCACATACATCACCTCCATGACCTGTTCGTGGACAATGAGTTTGAGAAATACTTGCAAGACGCAGTATATACTCTTGAGTATGAATGCGAGAGACAACTGAAGTTAGAACTAGAGAGAAAACATCCAGAAAGTCTCGCAAAGTATTATGATAGTCTATCAGAAGGTAAATGAGAAATTTTCTAAAACATAGGAAATTAAAACGATTACTCTCTAAGTCGTTTCCCGATAAAACTATTATAATTACTGATAATAAAGATGGATCACAAACTATATTAATCACATGAAGAAATCTGAATTGATACATTGGCAACTACAAGCAATGCTACGTGAGCATAGTTTTAGTACAGACCAGATAGAATATCTTGGTGTACGTGAGGATAGCATCGGTATTCCACAACACTGGTATAAGATTGGTGGTGAGCATGAAGTACCAGTGGATGCAATAGAAGAACTTAACAGTACTGAAGAAGAATGAAATACCATTTGTATGACGATCAAGAAAGACATCAAGGACGATTTGATTCTGTCTATGAACTTAGAAAGTTTCTATGTGACAGGAAATATGATATCAGTTGTGATGCAGATCTGTCATGCACATTTGATTATATAAAACATATCAAGTGGTATTTTGAAATAGAAGAATGAAAGGACAGAGTTATCACATCTATTTTCAAGAGAAGGTTCTATTCAAGAATCTGACAATAGAGGAGTTTACTATGATATGGGACAAACTCTATACTTCATACTGGAAGGATGACATCACGTATTCTATATGCTATGATGAAGTATGTGATGTAGAAGCGTCCTTTTAATGGATAAGAAAGATGAACCACTACAATTTCATCCAAATCCCAAAGAACTCTGGGAAGAATATTATAGAGTCATTGCTCCTGTTTTAGTATACAAATTAGAAGATGAAGAATCAGATCCTATTCAAACAGATTGATGATCCAGAAGCACTTATGACATGTGAGTATATGATACAGGATGGTATTGTTGCATGTACACAAAGGACAGTAGGTACGTTCGTAAACTACAATGCATATCAATCGTCTGTATATACTGAACGTGATGCAGGTGCTATTACATGGAGAGTGAAGCGATGGTTAGAAAAGAGATTGAACAGAGAATTAAGTATGCAGTTCACATGGTGGATCAATGTTAACTATAACAATGAATATAAACCAAAGGGAGACATTACAGCAATATTCTATCCAAAGGCATCAGGTGAACTTAAGGTGTGGAATAATAGTATACAGATGAAGGATGCACATGCATATGCCTTTCCTGGTAATGTATCATTTCATCATACACCACCAATGAGTGACAGGTATTCATTCATTTGGTCATTCAACTATAAATAGATTACCATTATGGAACAAATACTTATGGCAGGACATGAACCAATTAAAGGTGAAGTGGCATCACCAATAGAAAGGTTACATAACGATATTAAAAAAGCAATAAATGGTACACAGATTCAAAGAGATACTACCGAACACAAGAAAGAAGAACAACTGGATTGTACTGATCAACTACTTGAATGTACCAGTGAATGTGACCCTAACGATAAGGAATGTGAGGAAAAGTGTGTTGAAGAGTATAAAGAATGTGATCTCCCTTGGGAAGTAGATCAAGATCCAGATCAACATATCATAGATCCGAATCAACCTTGGGATAAACTCGTAGTATATCCAACAGAAGAACAACATCTAGTCAATGA